ACTGGGCAAAATGAGGCGATGAAAAGCGCACTACTCAATGCTCATGCAAGCTCAGTCATTGCGATTTCAAATCAGGATGAAATTACGGTGCAAGGGACGGGTAATGGCAATGGTAACGGTAGTGGAGCCTATGAAACTTTTGACAAGAACCTGGAGCGTCGTATCCAGAAGGTAATCTTGGGTCAGACACTGACCAGTGGTACTGATGGTGCCGGCTCTATGGCACTGGGCAAGGTCCACAAGGAAGTTCAGGATGATAAGTTCAAAGCTGATCTGAGAATGATTACCCCGACTGTCCAAGCTATTTTGAATGCACTCTGTGATATTAACCAATGGCAACGACACACCATTGTCATTCTTGAGGATAAGCCGCTTAAAGGTGATCAGGCTGAACGTGATGCCAAGCTTAAAACAGCAGGTGCTCACTTTAGTGGACAGTACTTTGAACGTGAATATGGTTTGAATCCAGGTGATCTTCAGGAGCCTTTAGCTTTACCGGTAGGGCAGAATGTTCAATTTAATGCACTACCCCATAAAGCCTTTAGCTTTGCGACAACTACCAGAAAGCTATCACCTGAGCAGCAGGAAGTGGAAGAGTTGACTGATGCACAGCGCAATATTGAACTCTTAAGTAATGATCAGGTAAATGAGCTTCTGCAGAAGAGTGAAACACCAGAAGAACTGGCCTTTCATCTGATGCAGCTTATGCCTGAGGCCAATCAGTCGCAGTTCACGGCGAATCTGGAACGAGCTTTATATGCAGGTGATGTGCTGGGGTATGTGACGGCAGGTAGAGGTAAATGAGTGGGTTACTTTTGAACTCTTAAGCTATAAAATCATTACCACTTACTAAAATTATGAATTAAATATTGGGGTGGTAATGATTGATTTTACAAAGCTCCTTGAGCTCTATATCAGTCGAAAAGATAAGTTTAAAAAAGCTGAAGAACGTTTAAAACGTAGAGAGGTATTCTTTGAAGAAATTTTAGCGATTGAAAAAAATACAAATTTAAGTTGGAATCAGAAAAGAGTAATGAAGGATTCAGCTGCTCAAAAGTTAACTGGTAATGGACTAGCTACTTATGAGTTCGTAGATTATTACTGCCGTCATCCTGATTTTATTAATTTTGAGATTATTTCACCCATGGTGGCCTTTTGGGATCAGACACTCATTAAAACTTATGATGATGAGAAAAAAATTATTAAATTAGAATTTAATACTATAGTTTACTGGAAAGAAAAAATTTTCTCTTTTCTGTCATGCGCTTTATTATTTTTCGCAATATTTTTCTTTGGAAACTATGGAAATACAATTATTAATTTTATTTCTTCCAACTTCTATATTAGTTCTGAGGTTATTGGTATTGCTTATCTAGCCTTTATATTAGTGTTGGTTGGAATATTCTTTTTTTTACTTTCTTATTTCTAACTTTGCTTGATTTAAAAAGATTAGTGAAATGAATATTTAAAAGTTCGTTGGCAGCCATAGGGCTGCTTTTTTTATAGGTATTATTTATGCGACCAGTCACATTCTTAGAGGCCTTACAGTTTGCCCGGTCTCGTAAAATCGTATTGCCTGATGAGTTTTACTCTCTGGATCTCAAGACACGACAACTGGCCACCACGGTCAGTTTTTTATCGAGCATAGAACAGATCCAGACTGTGCTAGCCGCCGTAAACAAAGCTATTGCAGATGGCTCGACATTTGAGGACTTTAAGAAACTGGTCGCTGAACATGAGATCAAGCTAAGTGAGCCTTATCTCAAGAATGTTTTTAGGACCAATATTCAGACGGCGTATAGTCATGGACGCTGGCAACAGCAGCAACGCAATAGAGATAAACGACCATACCTGATGTATTCAGCTATCGATGATAGCCGGGTCCGTCCAAGTCATCTGGCATTGAACCGGATTATCCGTCATATCGATGATCCATTCTGGCTCATGTATTACCCGCCGTGGGGCTTCATGTGTCGCTGTACAGTGATTGCCTTAACTGAAAAGCAGGCAGAAAAATATGGTATTACGCCAGATGATCAGCTACCGGAAGTGGCTGAGGAAATGGGATGGAGTACCAGTCCAATGACCTATGGCGATCTATCTGGTCTGGTGGACCAGAAGATCCTTGATTCTGACCTGGATAAAGCGTTTTTGCTGGAGCAGAAAGAGATCATCAAGGCCGAATGGACGGCGAGTAAAAAGCTCACCAGTCTGTTTGCTCCGATGGATGATAAGACTCGGGACTTATTCGATACGGTGGCCAATACAGTGATTCCACTTGATCCAGATATCCGACCTAGTGCGATTCGTACTTTCTTGGATTATGTACAGGGCAATGATTCAGTTCTTACGGCGCAGTTAAAGCAGCCACCTATCACTCTGGCTGAGGAAGTGCTTAAACGCTGGTTGAAGGAGGATTTAGGCAGGCTACAGGCAGTGGCATCGAATAGTGCAACTACAGTGGCTGGATCAGCTTCACTAGCCTACGCTGCATTATTGGAGGTAGGTAAGGTCATTACATTGGATGCGCCGTTAATGCTTGCAGGTTCTGCTTCAAATATTGTGATTCAGATTGAAAATGCTAAAGGTTTAGGTATTGATCTGGAAAAGTTAAATGCAGGGCAAGGCGTACTGTTTCCTTTAGGCATATCTTTTCAGGTAGTTTCAAGTGAAATAGTAAATGGCCAGATGATTTATACACTGAAAGCCTTAACTAACTAAACTTAAGAAATTAATTTGAGCCACTCCATTAGGGGTGGTTTTTTTATGGAGCATGAAAAATGCCAGATCCAAATGAAGAACGGCTGAAATATCTCTTTAATACATCAGCCATTGAGGTACCTCAGGCCAAAGAGGGAGAAAAGCGTACATTTAAAGGTACGGCATATAGCGGTGGACGTGTAGATGGTCACTGGTACTGGGGCCGTACTGGCGTGGTCTTTGATCTTGAGGGTATCGAAATTGATTCACCTACTGCATTGCTGGAAGAGCACTTCGGCTCTAATCGTATCGGTGTAGTTAAAAAAGTCGATACCAATGGAAAGATCGATGTAGAAGGACACTTCCTGACTAATGAACGAGCTAAGGAGATTGTCCAGGACTCTGATGACGAGTTTCCATTTCAAATGTCCATGTTCATTGATCCGGGTTCAGTTGAAGAGGTAAATACAGGCCAGACCGTTGTGGTTAATGGTCAGTCATTTACCGGACCTATCGCCGTTTTTCGTAACAACCGTATTCGTGAATTCACGATCTGCTCTACCGGTGCTGATCGGAATACATCAATCAAAGCCTTCTCAGGCAAACTTAACTCCAATCAACCACCAGAAGAGGACACAGACGTGACCGAAATAGAAAAAGCACAACAGGCCAAACAGCAGGCAGAAAAGGAGCGCGACGATGCGCTGGAAGAGCTGAAACAGTTTAAAGCCCAAAAACGTGCTGATGAGATTGCAGCTTTAGAAACAGAGCTGAAAACACAATTCAGTGCTGACGATAAAAACGCATACACCAATATGGACGACTCCATCTTTGCCTTTACTGCAAAGCAGCTTCGGCAGTTCTCTGCAGGTGGGCAGCAGCCACCAGCTGGCCAGCAGCAACAACAAACACCAAGTGTAAATCCTGCGCTGAACTACCTGTTCAATCATCAGGCTACTGGTGGCCAGGGTGGGCAAGCACCACAAGGATCAGCTTTGGATCAGGCATTCGCTAAATTTGCGGCAGCTCAGGAGTCTAAATAATGGGAACAATTACTCAAACCATTACGACCAATCAATTGGTGGTAGGCAATGGTATTCGCACCGAAAATGCCAAAGTAAAAACAGCAACTGCATACAAACGTGGGGATCTACTCAACGTTGGTGCAAATAATGTGGCTGACCACCCTGTTGTTACCACTGGGGTGGTAGGGGATTGGAACGCGATTGCTGTTTCAGATTTCACTGCAGAGCAATCTACATATCACGCCAACAATAACTTAGAAATGCCAATCTATACACAAGGTCCTTTCGATATTGCTGTAGTTACTGTGAACGGAGTTCCATTAACAGCAGATCAATATGATGCAGTACGTGCACAGGCATTGGCTAATAAAATCGAACTTCGTAAAGTGGTGGGGAACTAAGACATGAGTCAAACTTTTACATTTCAAAATGCACCCATTGAGTTGCTGGATGTACCACAGCTGGTGCTGCTGACTGATACTACTCAAAAGGTGGATACCTGGTTGATGGACCGGTTTTTTCCTCAGCGTGTTTCTTATACCAAGAAGGAAGTCCCTGTAGGTGAGCTGAACACCGCAACCCCACTTGCACCTTTTGTCACTCCGACAGCAGCTGGCCGACAGATCAAGGTAGGTGAGTCTGGTAACGTTAAATTCGTTAAACCGGCTTATTTAAAACCGATGATGACGGTGATGCCAAGCGAAGTACAAAATACGGCACTGATTTCACAGCTACGCCGTTATGGTGTGATTGCTACAGGTTCAAATCGATTGTCTGATGCAGACTTGCTGTTAATCGACCAGGCACAAAAGGCTCTGTACCTGCGTCAATCTATTGAAAACCGGAAGCTGCTGATTGCCCGTGATGTACTGCTATATGGTAAGACTACTTTTGCCTCAGCAGATTTCCCGATGTACGAAGTGGATTATGAGCGGAACCCGGCCTGTAACTTCACACCTCTAATTAAATGGGGACAAGCAGGAGCCACACCGGTTAAGGATATTCAGGCGATGATTGACTTGGCTGTTGAACATTCAGGTACATCACCAATCATGGCATTAACCACTTCTAAGGTGTACAACACATTAACTAAGGATCCTGAGTTTAATGAGAAATTCATTACACCGTATAAAGGGATCAGTGTGCCGCTCACTCCAACCTTTGATCAATCTGATAAGCCACAATTCCGAGGCACAGTGGACAATATCGAAATCTGGACCTATGACGCTAAGCATAGTATGGGGGGTAGTACCGAACGCTTTATCCCTGAAGACTTCTTTGGTCTGGTTGCCGATGCCAATGGCTGGATCGCACATTGTGCATTGCAAAACGTTGAAGCATTTGGCCAAGCTCTAGAGTTCTATTTAAGCCAATGGCAAGAAAAGAATCCTTCAAGCATTCAATTACTCGCTGAATCCTCTCCACTGGCTGTTCCAAACAACAAGAACGGTTTAGTGGGTGGTCGTGGCTTTGTATAAGGAGAACTCAATGCCAAAGTATATTGCAAGACAGTCGATCGGACATTTCCGTCCAGGTCACGAAATAGAAGGGCTTGAAGCTAAACAACTTCAGGCCCTTTTAGCATCTGGGGCTATTGAAGAATATCAGGAGCCGGAAGAGCCTAAAGCAGATAGTGCCGCTGCACGTTTGGCTGAGCTTGAAAAGGCCAATGCAGAGCTGACAACGGCTAATAAAACCTTAGCAGATGACAAAGCTAAAGCTGAGCAGGAAATTGCTGAGCTTAAGGCAAAAGTGGCTGAGCTTGAAAAGGCCAAGTCAGCGTCTAAGTCTAAGACCAGTGACAAGCCAGCTGAACAGGGTGCTGATGCAGCCAAGTAACCAAGTAAGGTGATCTATGTACGCAACACGAGCAGATATGGAGGTTCGGTTTGGTGTAAATGAGATATCCAATTTAAAGGCCATGCAGACTGTGGAGAATGCCATTGAGCAGGCTCTACAAGATGCAGCTGAAGAAATAGACAGTTATGTAGCAGTGAAATATCAGCTGCCATTACCGGAAATTCCCAGCACATTAAAACGGATTGCCTGCAATATTGCGCGCTATCGTCTTTACTTTCAGCGTCCAACAGAAGAAGTCGAGAATCGCTATAAAGCCGAAATTGACTTCTTAAAACGGATTGCAGATGGTAAGGCCACTTTGAATATCCTCAATACACAAAATCAGGTCACCACTGAAAAGCCGGTACAGACTCCCAGTACGCTACCTATCGGTACCAGTTATATAGGTGGCGTGTTTGGTGATGATACGCTGAACAAAATGCCTTCATTTAAATAAGGAGGAGGTATGGCTTTTGCTATAACAATTCGTCCTGACAATGAATCTGCCGTAATGGCAGTACTGCAGCATATGGCCGATTTCAACAGCAGAAAGGAGGATATGTTTGTCGAGATTGGTGGCTATGGGGTCCACTCCACTCAAGAACGGTTTATTGGCCAGCATGATGTAGACGGTAATCCATGGAAACAGTCATGGCGGGCTCAGATGCAAAATGGTCAAACAGGCCGTGATACGGGTGAATTAATGAATGAATTGCACTATAACCTGCGCCCTGATGGTGTTGAGTGGGGTTCAAACAAAATGTATGCCCATGTCTTTCATTTTGGTGCAACCATTCTGCCTAAAACGGCGGAGTACTTAACCTTTGCAGTGGGTGGCCAGTTCAGGAAAGTGAAACAGGTCAATATCCCTTCTCGTACCTTCCTGGGCATCAATCAGGATGATGATGAAGAGATCCTTAATATTATCGGGAGGCATATAGGTGTCTGACTTTTTTGCAGTACGTGGAGAAATTGCCGAGAAGCTCAAGGAGATTCCGGATTTCAAGCAGATCTATACGCCGTTGAACTCTGTACTGGTGACTGAAATGTCTCAGATAACTCCATCAGCTCACGTCAACTTTGTGCGGATTCGTCCTAAGGATAGTGCGGGCAAGGGGAAAATGAACATGATCAGCCAGCAGTGGGCAGTTACTGTAGCTTGCCAGAATGCCCAATCGCAAATGACAGATGGTTCAGTGGTGACGGATCAGGCAGGTAATCTTCTCGAAGATGTTATTCAGTTGCTCTCAGGCTGGAAACCAGCCTCGGCACGTGGGGAATTGATGCTGGTTGATGTGAAAGAGGCCTTTAGTACAGGTTTTGCATATCTCACCGCAGTATTTGAATCAGAACGATTTATCTAGGAGCCAGTCATGGCAGCAAAACAATATATAGCCCAGCAACCTTTAGGGCGTTTCAAAAAAGGGGATTTCGTGGGTGGACTCACCGATACTGAAATCCGACAGCAATTAGATGCAGGTACGATCAAAGAGGTAGAACAGCCCTCTGAAGAGCCGAAACCAGCTGCAGCAAAAACTACAAAAGAGGTAAAAGCA